CCAGTCAGGCAGATAAGGGAACAGCGCCATGCTACACCGGGTTCAACAGGCCGCCGGAGCGGGATTCGGTTACGAGGACTTCGCGCACCTTTGCGCCAATCATTTGTCCGAGCGTCTTCATGTCGCCAGAGCCGCCGCCCTTGGTCTGGGTTTGACCATCGGAATTAACGACAACTTGGATGTTGTTGGTCTGCCCGCCCAAGGCGCTATTAGGAATTATGGACCCAGAGGTTCCGGGGCTGAACAGTTCTGGTCCCTTTTCACCCACAAGGTAGGTGTTTCCACTGGACACGGGGCCGCCCTCCGCCTTGGGTTTTGGCTTGGACGACATCCCGAGTAGGACGCTCAGAGCAGACCCTTCATTCCTGCCGCCACTGTCCCACCCCATGGCACCCATGATCAGGTTCAACATCGTCTGCCTAATAATCATTTTCTGCATGTCAATCAGAATGTCTGCAATGACTTTCTTCATGGAATCTCCCAGCGTTTTCCATGTTCGGGCTAGGTCGTTTGTCTTATTCATCCAATCTGCGAGGGCATCCCCACCCTTGTCCGCGAAGTCAATCGCTCCCAGCTTTAGAATGGCAAAGGTGTCGCCCAACTGCGCTCGGAACTGCAGATCCTTGAGCATGATGGCTTTATACATTCGGTCATACACTACTGGGTCTAGGCCACTGGACTTCAGTTTGTTGAGATGGGCCAGCGCCGTTTCCATGTCTCCATTCTTGTTTTCATTCAGTTTGGCGGCTTCAGACTTTAGACTCTTATCTTCCGCGTTGGCCTTCTGAATTTCTCTTTGTTCCGACATTTGTCGGTTCAATTCTTTCTGAGCTTCTGTTAGACCAGAAATATCGTTCTTAGACATGTTTCGGTACACGGATATTTCTTCCTCAGACTTACCGTACTCCCAATTGATGTCCTTTAGTTTCTCTAACTCCACGGCCAACTCATTGAAACTATCGGCTTCTTTTTTATTAGCCTCCGATATTTTCTTCTGCTCTGCAACGCGCACGTCGGCACGCGCCTGAGCGAACGCTGTGGCAGGTAGTTCTTCTCGCTGCTTAATGAGCTCAGCCTGCGCTGGACCCTTCGCCAATTTTATCTTCTCTTCTAAAACCAAAAGATCCCGTTCTAATTTAAGCGCATCCTGAGAAATTTTCAAATCTTTATCACTAAGCCCTATGCCAACTAGCTCAAGATCTTGCTGCTTGTACTTAAGATTCAAAAGTTCTTTCTCAGCCGCGAGCAACCCTGCCTTCTGTTCCTTCTGTTCTCTATCCGCCTTTTCTGCGTTTAGTCTCTTTTCGGCTTCTTTTCGCGCCGTATTTTCACTGATCTCTTCCTCTAGGTTTTTTTCGCGGGCCGCTGCATAAACCTTATCATACAAAAATTCGTTATACGAAAGATCAACCGTGGCCCTATTTATCTGAAAAGAAAGATCTGAGAAAAATCCTCCAGTCCAAGAAGAAGCAAGTTCGGCCTTTAGTTTCTCAAGTTTACCCGTAAGTTTAAGTATCTCCGCGGCTCCCTGGCGCACAATGGGAACATCCTCAACCTTAAATAGCTCTGGCTCAGTTGGTTTGCGCTTTCCAGCGAACCTGGCAGCCTCGATAGTCGCCAGTCTAACAAGATCTCTTCCGTACTGATTAATAGCATCTGACATGGCGCGCGCACTATCCTTGGCGGATGTGTCTACTGTTTCTCCAAGCGTAGAAAACAAAGTTATAAGAGTACCCACAGCCATGATTATCACGCCAATCCAGCCACCCATGGCGTTCATCGCGATGCCCATTGCGGTGGCACTGGCCGTCGCGGCGCTCTGTGCTGCACTCAGGGCTAACACCTTCTTCTCTAGTATGGATACAGCCATGGCCTCTTCTAGTTCAATGCGAACCAAGGTGCTCTTTTGCACCGCTAACATATTTCCGACAGCTATCTGCGACAAATTCGCTCTGACCGCCTGCGCTCTAGCGACTGAAACTTCCATTTCAGCAAACGCTTCTGCATGGGCGGCGCGTGCTCTTTCTACAGCCGCCGCTGTGGCAGCCCGAGCCTGAATCCAAGTAGCCTGCGCCGCCGCATACATTCCGGCAACCCAGGTTCCGATCTTAAACGAAGCATACACTCCGACAAGAGTAGAAATAAGGGGTATGTGGTCGGCAATAGCAGAACTCCACCATTTTATGGAGTCTATAAGCTCCACCACCTGAGCTCTAATCTTTGAAGCGAACACCGCCATTTCTCCATCGGCGATCATCTTCTGAATGCTCTCAGTAGCAGATTTAACCGCGTCTGCGAGCTGAAAAACTATTTCATTCATGGCCGGAGTGAAAGATTCTCCTAGAGCCACCTGAAGATTCTTAACATACCGATCCATAGAAAGAAGCTGCTTTCCAGCCGTGGTCATCGCCGCTTCATAAACTCCCTGGCGCTTCACTCCTTCTTCTAGCACAGCATTCAACCGAATTTCCGCTAGTTCTCTTGAGTTCAAAGAAGAAACTGATCTATCATTGGCCTTAGCGTACTCGTTGATCGTATTCTTGAAATTGACCATGATGCCCATGTGGCGCAGAATGCGCGTCTCACCGGTGGCGATACCACGGATCATTTTATCAAAAGCTTCAGATGAGTTGATACCAGCAATGACCGCCGCATCCTGAGCAACACGCCCAAGATCCGCCGCCGTTGCTAGATTCACCTGCGCCGCCGCCATAACTTGAAGAGATTTTCTGGCGGATAGAGCGGAAATGCCCGTGTTCTCTAGATCCTGCTGGTAGGCCCGCATACTGGCCCCTGACACATTCATGTTGTTAGCCATGACAGTCAGAGTTGAGCCCAACATTTCGTAACGCATGGATAACTGAACGACGGTAGACGCTGCCTCATAAACCTGAAGCGCCGCCCAGCTCGTAGCCAGTGCCGTGACCGCCCCAGTGATTCCGCCCACAGAAGCCTCGGCCTTTGAACCAGCCAAGCTAAGTTTAGTGAGCGCAGCCTCCGCGCTGCCAACTTGGGATGCATCAACAGCAATTACGAGTTGAGCAATATCAGCCATCTATACTGCTCCTCAGATAAAGCAAGTCTAACTCGCGCAAACACATGAATTCAAAGCTGCCAATGTGGATTCCCCGAAGCTGAGACCACGCTAGAATCTCAGTGCATGACAAAGGGTTTGGACCCATGCCATTGCTCTGTCTTCCCAGCGATAGCTCCCCGAACCACCCCCATATATGACCAATTTCTGGGGGAAGAGGTGGAGGCATGAATTCGCTAACATCGTGCCCCTGTTTCCGAAGAAAGTTGACATGGTCACGGAGCCGACCCTGATCTTTCTTCGGGACATCAAGCGCGAAGGTTTTCTCAGCAAACTCATATAGTTTCAGCCTCAGTCCTTGAAAAAAAGCTTCCGGCTCCCCGTGGCCTTATTGACCTGATCGCGGATCGCCGGAACCTTTTCGTAAACCATCAGAACATTTTCCTTCGTGAACTCCAACTGCGCGCCGTCAAACTCGACATGCTTCCACCCCTTCGTGCAGGCGCACAAGAGCTCAAGCATCTGTTCACGATTCTGCTTGGGGTCGAAGGCGGGGGCGGACATATCACCACTGGCCGTCATCTCGGCGAAACGGATAGCCTGCTGCTTATCCAAGCACTCCTGTGCGGCGGTGCTGTCCAGCCCCACCACTTGGATAACGATGTCCGTATCTGCGCCCGTGACCGGGTGCTTGATAACTATGTCGGTAGCGACATTTGCCTTGTCGCTGGTGTAGTTGAAAAGGTCCATGAGACGGCTCCTAGATGGTTAGAACTTGCTGATAGAAATGTTAGTGGACTGCACCATGATATCTCCAGCGGCGCTACCAGCGGCACCCGCAGCCTGAAGGGTCATGGTGGACCCAACCGGAACGGTGACAGTTAGAACGGTGGCAGCCACATTAGTCACAACCCAGTCACCATTGTTTCCAGGCGTGGTTGCGTTCTTCAGAGTGATGACATCACCAGCCTGGAACCCCTCAGTGATAAAGCTCGTGAACGAACCCCCCACCGCCTTCGTAAGCGTGGCAGTCAGCGCCGTGGTCGTGGGGGCCGCAGCAGAAATGGCGAGGGTGGACCCAACGGCCGAGCTGATGGCCGTCTTGTGCAGGGCGACGAACGGCATGGTGATAATGGTCGCGCCATCCTTGGGGGCCGCAATGTCGCCGCCCGTGTATTTGATACGGGGCAGACGCACCGTCATCTGTCCACTAGAAGGATCCACCATGGTGATGACCAACGAACTTTCCGTTTCGTTGAGGAACTTGTTCAGCATGACTTGATCTTTGAACAGCGCCGTGAGAGTGCCCTTGATGGCAGACCGTCCGTTGAAAGTGGCAGGGGCAACGTTGCTTCCCACCACGCCCACCTGACCCACACCGTTATCCAAGTCAACATCCACGCCAGTCACATAAGCGATAGCAGTGCCACCCTCTGTAAGGGATCCACCAGCGTAGCTGACAGGACTGTTGGAGCTCGGTGCGGTCGTGGCATTGACAGAAGCGGACGAAGCCGTGGCGGCATCCTGACCCAGGATGTCAAAGGACACGCTGACCATGGACCCCGGCTTGATGCCAATTTTCAACTTTGAAACGCTGCATCCCTTGAACAAGCGGTACTGGCTGATGTCGCTGAACGCCTGCTCAATGGAGTAGGACCGAAGCGTCTGACCACACTTCAAAGTGCTGTTGCTCCAGGTGCCTTGCAGCCCGCCTTCAAGTAGGTCGTCCCAATCGGTAAGAATGAGATCGCCTTCTATGGAACCTTCCACTTTCCGCATACCGTGGCGGACATCGGAAATGCCCCGGTCCGGGCGCACTTCATCGGTGGTGTAGGTATCCTTTTTCAGCGAAAGGCTGGACGGCTTGGAACGCAGGGTCTTCATTGCCCCCGCAGGGAGAGCTCCATAGGTGGCTTCCACCACCAACCGGAAAGAAACGGTAGATCCAGAAGAGTAGGTAGCCATGATGGTCTCCTAGTAGTTATGATAGGCGTTGAAGTAGACCGTGACTGGTAGGATCCACCAGTCCGGCTGAGAAGAAGGTTCCTTGCTGCCGACGGTAGTTCGGCTGACTACAATGTGCCCGCTACCAGCGGGGAGGGAACTCCCAGGCTGAAAATACCCAGCCAGTTCGTCCGCCTTGGATAGAGCAGCACCGCTACCTTCTCCTGCCGGGTAATTCAACCCTAACACTAGAATGCCCTCAGTGTCCATCACACCGTGACGGCCAATAGTGAGAGGGTTCGTATCTACTGGAAGATGCATGACCCGAATATATGGATCAACTTGGGCCGCGCCACCTACAGGTGGAAACACCACATTGTCCCAGGCAAAAGTCATCCCAAGACCTAGCGTCTCCAGATAGACTTCAAGCGCCTGAACAATCACGGACCAATTCACTTTTTGAGCCCCTTTGCAATTATAGCTAGACGGGACTTCGTTTTCGCCATTGTGAGCGCTATGAAATGAGTTCTCTGTTCCAAGGACTTAGTAAATCCCTGCATGTAGTCAACATTGTTGGTGACATACACACGGTCGTTCCACCGAAGTTTGGGCAACGCCGAACGGGTAGGAACTGCTATTGCGGATCCTTTTGGAGGCTTATAGCCACCCTTCCCATTGGCAGGACCAGGACCGAAACGGCCAGACCGCCAGTCATACACATTGTTCGCTGCGTGGGTGACTGTAAGCTGCCAGTTTGCGCGGGACCAACCGCTATCCACTAAGTTTTCCTTCTGCAGTTCTGTGATCGTAAACTCGGCAAGCTCATTCAAGAGCGTGCCCACCCTACTCTGAACTGAATCAGTGAACTTATTGATATCAAGGACAAATGAACGAAAGACATCGGTCATTGCTGCACCAACGCTTCGTAGAGGACAACGACGTCCTTCTTCCACACAGACTTGGAATGCCTCACCGTGTACATGATGTCGTCTATCTGGACTTTGTCCCCCGGCTTGATATTTTCTACGCAGAAGATTCGCGCGCCGCCCTTGCCCACCAGTTCGCCAGTCCTAAACTGCTCAAACCGTAGCTGCGACTCTAAGCTTCCGTAGCCGTCTAACACAGCACTGATCGTTCTAGTGACAGCCGCCCCACCTACCATGGTCCCAGTGGAAGAGTCGTAGACCTTGCCCTGCCCAGACATGGAAGTCCATTGGATCTTTTTTCCATTCTTAGCGATTACGGGCGCAAGGTTCATACTCGTCCAACCCTCCCAACTCCAGAGGGATTGATTGCCAGATAGGGCTGAAGCATATCGCGCACACTTGCGGGCATGGTCTTACGGACATACATCTTGGGGTCATCGATTGGTCCTACCTTGCCCCCATACTGCACAAGACCGCCCTCATCGGCAGTACGGTCTTCCACCAAAAGGTAGAAGGCCCACTCAGCGCACGCCTCTTTCAAAAATTGGGGAATGATGATGCTCGGGATAATTTGGTCGTCCCGATCTACCTGCCCCACTTGAGGCCAGCGCAACGCAGAGGAAAAGCTGGCCCGCATTCCGTTCCAGTCTTGCTGGTCAAGAAGGCGGGTAGCCCAGACAAGTGCCATCTCTCGGGTTGGCACAAGCGCCTCTGTCCACGCAGCATTAAACCCTCGCGTGGAATGATACGCCGTGGCCTCCGCCTCTGTGCAGTAGGCGTTTGCGTCGGACGCGCCAACATCAGCCTTCAGCACAAGGGCCATGGGTCACTCGCCAACCTTGATGCGCTTCTTCACAGGAGCTTCCGGCAGCACCGTGCCAAATTCCGTGTGAATGGAGTGATCGAAATCTTCGGCGTTAATGAAAGTGAAGCCCCCTTCGAAATCGCTGCTAGCGACCTTGATGGTTTCCTTGGGGCCTTGATCGGACATGCTCAGCTCCTTTGTAAAAGGGCCGGAGGGCGTCGTGTCCTCCGGCCCAGTGATCAGTGATAGTCCTACGCGCCAGCCATTCGCAGGCCGAGGTCAGGACGAACAACATCCACGCCCCAGAGCAGATCGAACGCCCAGCGGATGCGGTGGAACTCTTCCCGAACCTGTAGGCGCAGAGTAAGACCAGAGGTCGGATCCGCGAGCTCCATGGTGTAGGGGTTGGGCTCGGCGCCAGCGATGGGGGCCAGCGTGCGGCTGGCGAACCCGAAGCAGTCAGCGTGGAACGCCATGTTCACACGGTGGGCGGCCAGCACAGTCACAGCCTCGCTTCCGACCAGAGCGAACTCAAGCGGGGCATTGAAGGTGAGGGTGACGTCACTGGAAGCCGAGGCCTGAACAGAGGTGGCGGTCAGAGCGTAGGTGCGGTTGTGCCCAGCTATGATGATGATATCGCCGACCTTCAGGTTGCACGCGCCCGTGGTGGCAGCCGTGGTGCCCACGAAAGTCTTGAGGCCAGCTGCGACGCCAGTCGCGGCCTTTGCGATCAAGCCAGTGGTGATGGTGCCAGAGACGTGGCGAGGAACCTGCTGGTCCTCAAACCAGTTGAAGCCGTACTTGCGGCCGATGTCGCCTTCCTTCATGACGCCAGGATCGTTGCTGTTCAGCATGTAGCTGAAAGCGCCCAGCTTCAGGGCGTTGCCCATCGCATAGGTATCTAGCACCAAGCGGCGGTCGCCGAGAGGGGCTTTCCACTGAGTGAGCTTTTCCTTGGCATCCACCGCAGCATCAACGGTCGTGGCGAAGGGCGTGGTGCCCGCCGACCCGACATAGTTGTTGAGTTTGGTGTACTTGGCAAAGATGGTGCCGTTGACATAGTCAGCGAGGGCGGCCACAGCGGCGGTGACCTGACGACTGGGGTAGCCATTCGCGGCCTGCCCAATTTCCTGCTCGTTCAGCGTGAACGCGGCTTCCTGCCAGTTGTCCAGGGTGATCTGAGCAACGGTAGGAGCGACGTTGCCAGTATCCGGGGCGTAAGGCCCAGGAACAACGGCATTGGTCGTGATGTCCGACGGAATGGGAATGGAGATAACCTGTCCCTTTTCCATCGCGTTGGTGGAGTAGCTGTTGTTGATGAGGGCGGGCATCACGCAACGATTTCGCAGAGCATTCAAGCCCTGTGCGAAGATCGTGGGGATGATCGCAGTGATGGTATTGGACACGGCCATGTTGGCTTCTCCTGGTGGGATGAGGGGTTATGGTTGACTGCCTCGTGCTCGTGGCACCGCCACACTTTACGAGAGAGCGACCACCGGAAGCTCAACCCTATCAGTGTAGGCGTGTACCCTAACGCACGCAAGGGCAAATATTCAGGGCACGACTTTAATCTTGCCCTTTGCGATAGCATCAAGATTCGCCAGAAACGCCATGGGGTCGTTCCGGGACACAGTTCCAGGGCCTCCGACGGCAGGCTTGGGCGTGCCACCCGGCGCACTGGATCCTTTGGACTCTTCAAACAGATGGGAGGCGCTGGTGGGCAGGGATGCCATCCACTCGTCGATGCCCAGGAAATCGGTTCCGTTCTTCCCGTAGACGGGCGTGTCGCCCTGATACGCAACGGCTTGGCCGTCCTGCGCCCGGAAAGTTGCCCGCGCCCGGTTAAGAACATCGTCCAACGCAGTCTTCTTCACACCATACTTCGTGGCGGCGGTCTGAACAGCGTTGTCAATGACCAGCTTGTCCAACTGGCGCTGGAGCGTTTCCCGCTGAGAACGCTCCTTGGTGGTCTCGCCGATAAGGCTCTCCCGCAGAGCTTTCGTGCGAAGTTCCACAAGTTCTTCAACCTTGCCTTCTGCGATCAGCTTGCCTTCGGCGATCTGCTGCTCGTGGGTCAGCATGGTGCGATACTTCTCCGGGTCAATACCGGAAAACTTGGCCGCCTCTTCCTTCGCCAAACGCCGGTCCTCCCGCGCGTTGGTCAGGGACGACTTCAGTCCTGCAACTCCCGGATGTTCCTCAACATTCGTATCCAGCAGGTAGCGCCCGTCCGCCTGCTTGATATACTCTGTTCGGAAAGCCTCAGGAACTTCTTCCAGAGAGTTAATAACGGGTTTCAACATTCCAGCTCCTTTGCGGCACCGCCGCGTGATTTACCGCCGCGCTCCCCTGAGCATCAGTCGGGCCTTCTCCTTCGCGCAACCTTGCGTCTAGGAGTCTTCTGTTTCAATTTCAGAACCATCGTGTGTCGTCTGTGCCCACTCCAACCGATTAGACATAATATCGTGTTGAATAAGCTCAAGGTTCCCAACCATAGTCGCCCACGGTTCCTCCGTAAAATTCGCGACATGGTTGACATACCTTCCATCAGGCTCCACTGTGAGCACAACCACGCCTCGGATAGCTTCAAGTCTGCTCAGCAGGGTGAGCAAAAATGTTTCGGTTTCTACCCGATTTGCGTCCATAGACTACTTCTTTTCCTTATCTTCGGGCTTAGGAGGTGCTCCAGCCTTTGTGGGCGGTGGTTGGGGCGGCTTGTCTACACCCGGCGCTCCTAGTTCCTCCGGACCCTTGGCGATGGCCGTCTTTTGCGCCATTTCGAACGCCTGTTGCGCCTTTGCCGCGTCCTTAGCGTCCTTTTCGTCCTGTTCCTTCTTCATTTCGGCCTGATACTCATCCAGAGTGACGGTGGGGTCAATTACCCCGCCCCGCTGAAGGTTCCAGAACAGAATATTCGTGGGCATCGCCCCAGTCTGCCACGCGCCCACGAGCGAATTAATTTCTTCAGCGTTCAGTGCGGCGTCAATGAAGTCTCGGTTGATCGCGACCTCAACATCCTCCGGTTCGGTCTCAACCCCCGCCCAAGTTGCCATGATCGCAAACGCCTGCTCCAAGGCTTCCTCAGTGCGCCCCACGATCGCAGCCAGTAGTGACGTCTCACCGCTATTCTGGATGCGGGCAGCCTCTGCCGTCTCTACTCCGCGCCCACGCTGGCCCCGCTGGAGCAACTGTGCCCCCAGCGAAGCCATCTGCGCCTTGCGTTCTTCCATCGCGTCCTTGATAGCGGACAGCCCCAACCCTTGGAACTCAAGGAAGAACGCCTTGGACTGCTCATTGCGAAGGTTGAT